ACGTTGCCCGGCTAATGGCTGGTTGACCAGTTCCGCTTTTGTTCTTATAGGTATTAGAATGTATAGTCCCCACTTAACAGACCCAAATCTGATCCACCAGTCCAAAGATTGGCGGTTAGGTGGGGACACAAGTACGCCCGACTGTAGTGTTTTTAAGTATACTGGTGTCCATAAGTGTCCGGCACCACGGCGTCCAAGATCGCCATGTGTTAACTTTGGTTTTCACTCTCTCTATACAAGCAATCCAACACACTATTTTAGCTAAAACACCCCTTATTAAAAACCTCATTAAATCAATGGTTTATTAATATGTCCACCCTAGGCAGAAAGCAATTGGGTTTGAGACATAAGGAGTGTTTACTATGGCTACTAAAGTTACTAAAGATCTGTCTACAACTACCACTTTATTAAACTCTAAATACCCATCAGTGTCTAAGTTACCTAAGTCAACCGCAGTTTACTTAGATGAGATTAGACGTGAGTATAAGATGCAAGTTGATGGTCGTAAAAGGTATCAGAAGAGACAAGAATCCTTAGGGAGCCTAAGTAACAGAAACAGTTCCAGCAATTTGGTCGAAAGTGCTTTAGATGTCGTTTCCGAAGCTCTGAGGGATGATGTAAAACGTGTATTAGCTTCAGATGCTAATAAGACTGGTCCAACTCCTGGCTGGTTAGATACATATACAAAGTTAGACCTAGACGTCCTGGCTTTGCTTGGTCTTAGTACGTTTATGGACTGTGTTGGCTCCAGTAAAACAAAAGGTAGAACACTTACCTTACTTGGTCGAGCCGTTGAGATGGAACTGTTTGCTAAGCGGCTCCGTGAGTTCGATGATAAAATGGCAAAACGTATTGATGACCAGGTCAGAAAAGCTCATTCATCGATGCGATACCGTATCAAAGCTGCCAAAGCAATTGCTAGAAAGTCTGGTTTTGAAGTTAGTAGCTGGGACGTGGCAACAACCGGTAAAATGGGTGCGCCTTTGTATAATGCTATTATGGAACACTCAAATCTCTTTGAAGAGTGGACGTTGATCAAAAACAAGAAGTCGATCACGTATATTAACCTTACCGAAGAGGCTGATGAGGCCATGGTAAACATGGATTTCGTAGCTTCGTGGCAAGCACCTATGTTTAGTCCTATGATTGTCGAGCCAAGGCCTTGGACGTCTCAGTATTCAGGTTGTTACATGGATGACAGCATGGCGGCTCAAGTCCCTTTGGTAAAATCCGCTGTAGGACGTCAGCGTGTTCTAATCGATGAGGGTATAGATAAAGGTACGCTTCAAAGTAAACTGGACGCTCTTAATGCTATTCAGTCCACACCTTTTACCGTAAACGATTACACACACCAGGCTTTGTTATGGGCGTGGAGAACCAATCAGGTTGTCCAAAACATGCCAGTCTCACAAAAGCTTCCACTTTTGGAACGCCCCACCAACTGGGATAATATGGATGTTGAGCAGCGTAAAGGCTGGACAATCGATGCACGTAACATCGTGAAGAAAAACCGTGAGATCACTAGCGGTCGCCTGGTCATGAAACAAGACCTTGTAACGGCCCAATCTCTGAGCCAGTGGTCTAAGTTTTACCTGCCCCATAACTGGGATTTCCGGGGAAGAGTTTACCCGGTGCCTTCATTTTCCCACCACCGGCATGATTGCATCAAAGCTTTGTTCTACCATACAAACACTAAGCCTGTGGGTGAGGATGGTTTGTATTGGATTAAACTGAAGGTAGCTGATAATGGGGACTTTGATAAAATCAGCAAGAAACCTTTAGCACAAAGGATCGAATGGGTAGATCGTAACTTGGAGAATTGTTTGGCGGTTGGTCGAGACTTTGAGGCCTCAATCGATCTTTGGAGAAATGCAGACAAACCTTTCCAGTATCTTGCGGCTTGTCGTGAACTTTACATGGTCCATGTCGCAGGTCTGGATTACCAGAGTGGTCTTCCGATTGGTTTAGATGGATCCAATTCTGGCGTACAGCATTACTCAGGGGCTGCTTTAAGTGCCGAAGGGTTCCACGTAAACCTGACTGTCTCAGAAGAGCCTCAAGACCTTTACGCTAAAGTGGCTGACCATGTCGTAACGTCAATTAATAAAGATGATGCGTCAGATGCAGTCGTGAATGCATGGCAGAAGTTTGGTGTGGGACGTAAGACGGTCAAACGTAATGTCATGACCTACCCCTATAGTTCAAACCTTTATGGCTTCAGGGACCAGATTGTAGAAGACTTCATGCGACCCATAAACAGCCAAGTGATGCGTAAGCAGATCGAAGCAAACCCTTTTGAGGTTAACCGGGATGGTGGTTTTAAAGCTGCCGGTTACTTGGCTCGAAAGTCCTGGGTGGCAGTAAATGAAATCATTGCTGATGCAGCAGTCGGGATGGATTTCTTTCGTAAGCTAAGTCGGCTGACGTCCCATGAAGGTAAACATATGGAATGGGTAACCCCTTTAGGGTTCCCAGTCGTTCAAAGATACAGCGGCACAAGCCTAAAGAAGATTAAGATGTTCTTGTATGACCGTGAAACAAAGGTTCGCCGCCGGTCTCAGATCACCTACAAAGAGGCGTCTGGTACAATTAACAAGCCTAAGTCTTCATCGGCTGTTGCGCCTAACATCATCCATAGCCAGGACAGCTGCCACTTACACATGACTGTTTTGGAATGCATGGAAAAGCACAATGTCAGGGATTTCTTCATGATCCACGACAGCTTTGGTTGTGTCCCGGCAGACGCCTGGTCGATGTACTATGCAGTGAGGACAACCTTTATACAGCTTTATACAGAGAACAACCTTTATGAAGACCTATTAAACCAGGTGAAGCAGCAATTGGATAACCCAGATGCAGTCGATTTACCTGAGTTACCGGAGCGTGGAGACTTAGACCTAAGCCAGGTCCTCGATAGTCGATACTGCTTCATTTAATCCTAATACGTGCCGCTAGGGGCTAACGTAGCTGGCAGAGTAAGACTCGCAGAAAGCCTAGCATAACCTTAGAGAGCCTATCGAGGGTCGTCCTAAACCGGGGCGGCCCTTTCTCTATGGTCCCTTCCACACATTTCACGGAGTTTCCAATGCACCCACGAGAAAGGGTGCTTGGTTTGGCACGTCTGGCTGTTGAAGCCGGGGAGCCAATCCCAGTTGACGTAATCGCAGAAGCTGAAGCCTTAGGGATCTATGCGTCTGCTTTGGGTCAACCAAGCACACCCACACTAGAACAATTAAGAGCGGAAAAGGAGAATACCAATGGCACAAGCCAAGTTACCATATCAGACGAACAAGGGCCGCGCACAATATCCCTGGCTGACATCGCCCGATACTAAGTATGACAGTGACGGCGTTTATCACACGTCACTTATCGTCCCAGCCGAACAGGCAAAAGCTATTATCGATCAGGTTAAAGAGTTTGCCAAAGATGAGATGGGTAAAAAGGCACAAACAGCCCAGATGCCCTTCAAAAGCGACCCGGTCACTGGTGAGATTATCTTCAATGCCAAGACTAAGTTCGAGCCGAAGTTTTACGATTCATCAGGTTCAATCCTTGTAGGCAATAAAATACCAAAGCTGTACCGGGGAGCTATTTTGAAACTGGGCGGTAATTTTACAATCTATGATCTTGGGTCAAACCATGGCGTTAAGATGAACTTGAGTAAAGTCCAAGTCATTGAGTTAGGTGACCCTAATCAGGATGATGGTGAAGGCTTTGATGCAGTCGAAGGTGGCTTTATTGCCCAGGCTGTTGCAGCGGATACCTTTGACGACAGTGGTGATGCGGATGGCGAAGCGTCCTCGAACTACAACTTCTAAGGTAAGACGTGACGCAATCAAACATGGTTATAGGTCAGGCCTCGAACACACGATCTCTCAGCAACTCGAGAAAGCCGGTGTCCCGGTAATTTACGAACAAGAGAAATTAGCCTACGTATGGCCCTCGAGGCCCTCGACCTACACCCCAGATTGGAAGCTGCTAACGAAAGACGGCAGCTATTTTTATGTCGAATCAAAAGGACGCTTCCTGACTCAAGAGCGTCAGAAGCACCTCCTTTTGAAGGAACAACATCCAGACATCAACATCAGGTTTGTCTTCAGCAGTAATCAGAAACTCTACAAAGGTTCAAAGACCACTTACTCAATGTGGTGTGAGAAGCATGGGTTTCAGTATGCGTTCAAGACAATCCCTGATGCATGGTTGGAAGAATAGTGCATTAAGGGAGCGACACTATTATGGAAGCCTCACAGTTAACCGAAAGTAATTTAGTAGGACATGGGCCATGCGACAGCTGCGGAAGCTCAGATGCCCTGGGAGTTTATGATGACGGACATTCGTATTGTTACTCCTGTTCGACCTACCAACCATCTGGCGAGGGATCTCAGGTCCCGCAAGTATCGCCCAAAGAGACGCCCCAGCAAAAAGCGTTACTCAAGGGCGAAACTAGGTCGATTAAAGCTCGAGGATTAACTGAAGAGACTTGTCGGAAGTTTGGTTACCTGGTCAGCCAGTATAATGGAGAGCCTGTCCAGGTAGCCAACTACCGCAATAAAGATGGTGTCGTGGTAGCCCAAAAGCTACGCACTGCAAACAAGGACTTTAGCATCTTAGGTGATGCTAAAAAGATGACCCTCTACGGATCACACCTGTGGAACAAGGGGAAGAAGCTGGTGATATGTGAAGGTGAAATTGACACCTGCACAGTCTCACAGATTCAAGGGCATAAGTGGGCGACTGTCGGCCTGCCTAACGGCGTGGCAGCTGCCTCACGTACAATTAAAGACAACTGGGATTACATCATGGCCTTCGATGAGGTCATCTTGATGTTCGACCAGGATAAACCAGGGCAAGATGCTGCACTGAAGTGTGCTGAGATCTTCCCTGCCGGTAAAGTTAAGATTGCCGGTCACTTGCCTTTCAAAGATCCAAATGAGTGCTTACTCAATAATGAATCAGCAGCTGTCGTAACTGCCATCTTCCAGGCTCGAGACTATCGGCCCGATGGTATCGTTGCGGCGTCTGACTTCGATACAACAATTGGTTTGGATGATGCTGCTTCATCCATCAGTTACCCCTACGAACGCTTAAACTCTATAACAGGCGGAATCCGTAAGGGCGAAATGGTAACCATATGTGCAGGGTCGGGGTCAGGCAAGACAACCTTTTGTAAAGAAATAGCCTACCACCTACATCAAAACCTAGATCAACAGGTTGGTCTTCTTATGCTCGAAGAAAGCAACAAGAGGACTTTACGTGGCCTGGTTGGACTTCACCTTAATAAGAACATTACGGTGGACCCTAGCCAGGCAGCCCAAGAAGAGATCGAAGAGGCCTTCAGAGAGCTATTTGCTCCCACAAAGCCCCCTCTGTACCTCTTCGATCACTGGGGTAGCTCAGACGTTGATCTAATATGTCAGCGGATTACCTACATGGTCAAAGCTCTAGGCTGTCAGTGGATCATCCTCGATCACGTATCAGTCATGGTGTCAGGCCTGGCAACAGGCGATGAACGTAAGCTCATAGACATTGCGCTTACCAAGCTTGCAACGCTCACACAAGAGCTACAGATAGGCTTGATTATCGTAAGCCACCTACGCCGCCCAGACGGCGACAAGGGCCATGAGGACGGCGCAGTGGTCCGTCTAGGGCAGCTTCGAGGTTCACACTCGATTGCCCAGCTTAGTTCCATGTGTATCAGCCTACAAATAGACCCTGATGACCCTGCCGGGGACACCAGGTCTATGCATGTTTTAAAGAACCGTTGGTCCGGTGAGCAAGGCTACGCCGGGACTATTAAGTACAACCGCGCAAGCGGTAGACTATTAGATCAAAAGGAGATGTTCTGATCATATGGGCAAACGCAGTAACTTTGAGCGTGTTCCCAGAGACTTTTACCCTACACCAGAAGCCGCACTAGCCCCTCTAACGGCAAGTGGATGCCTTAGCCCCTACGTCACCTACGCTGAGCCATGTGCAGGGCAGGGTGACCTTGTAGGGTATCTAAACAAAAGAGGTCTTCAGTGTCTCTACACAAACGACATTGAACCTCACCCTGGGAATGACGAAA